ACACAATAGTATTGATTATACTGAAATCATGAAAGAGTTGGCTCGAGAACAAAAACTATTCATGATTATCGCATCCTCTAACTATATTTATGGCACAAATTATCAGTTCTGTCATGGCTATATTGGAAAAGACATGAGCGCAAAAATGACGCAAGAAAAATGTATTCAAGCTATGGGTCGTGTAGGTAGAAATAAGATTCAACAAACATATAGCGTTCGCTTTCGAGACAATGAGTTGATCAAACGCTTGCTGCTTCCTGAGGAGAACAAGATTGAAGTTCGTATCATGAATCGCCTATTCAATTCTGAAGAATAATTTATTATACATCTTTGAAAATATAAAAATAATGCTATTATTTTTTTTATATTTTTATCATACATGTCATCCGAATACTGCTTGCTTTTGTGCGTTAATTAGTCCGACCATCGAATAACCTGAATTTAAAAATCGTGTCATATACAGAATCACGACAAATATAATTAATTTATGTGATATCGAATTATTACATAATAATAATAACAATATTATAAGTAAAATCGTCAGATAGAAAAAATAATTCATACGATTCGTCATTGTTTCTATTTGCTCTTTCACTATCATACCTGTTTCAAAATCCTCATTTAAAAACTGAAAAAATGCTAACCCATCTTTACCAGATGGCTCAAAATAATATTCATAAAATTCCTTACAATTATTTTTTTTCACTATATTTTCCAACATAAAATGAGGAGGAATATAAATCAATGGAACTGTGGTAAAACATTTAAACGCGTAATAAGGTCTAAATTTGAATTTCTCTGCCTTAGTATAGTCCCATTTATTATGTATTACCAATTCGTTAATATTCTCGACCAAACCAGGAAGGTTGGTACTGTATATATAAGCACCTCCTCTACCAAGACGCAATGATATCTCTATGATTTTAGTACCTCTATATTGCGCATTACAAATTCCGGAAAAACCCTTCATATTAGAAGTAACCCAATCCACAATATTACTTGGTGGCTTGGTGTCATTGCTTACATATTTCCACTCGTCTGCGACCACGCCATTTTGAGTTTTACTGTATTTATATGTAATGTAATATACGATGCGACCATTATGCACAAAAAAATCTGTCATCTCCTCTCTATCGTCAATAAACTCAGTCCATATCATTTCTTCTAAATGGGTGTATGTTCTCAATTCCTCATAGCTATCTATTTTATAGCAATTTTTACTTGACGCGCTTTTATGTCCCCATCGCGGTTTAATAAAAATAGGATACTCTAAATATTTTTGCGGATGTTTTGCCAATGTCTCTACTTTACCACACATTATTCCTTGACTTTCCGCTATCCATAACTTATCATACACAAAATTATGATCATAATATTTTTCAAACGCCTCACTATCAAACTCTGGCACATTTTTCTTAGAAAGGGTCACTGGCCAAGGATCATGATACTGATTCGGAACGCCTAATAATTTTGACCATCTTGGTTCAGGTAATAAACATATTGTTTTTAATGAAGTTATGATTATATTATTATCTTTATCTGACATATTGATTTGTACTTATATAAATTATGACAATAAAAAGATTTTTTTAATTAATATTATTATTTCACAACCCATCCATATTTTTACTACATGAAATTTTGCCTACACATCGGACATTTCTTACCTGTTTGCTTATTTACACACATATTTTCAACTATACATGGCGAACAAAATTTATGTCCACACTTACCCGTAAAATAACTTTTACCAGTAATATCTTCCATACATACAGGACATTCATTGTCCTTTTGAGAAGACATTTCTAATTCATGTAATTCTTTTTCTATATCAGCACATCTTCCTCTCATATTTTCCAACAATGCCACATCTTCTGAAATATCAACCGCGCATGGTTCCAGTATATCATTGCCACTGATATTATAACTATCATTTGGAAAATAACGTGGGTCTAATGACAAACTCTTCTTACGAGCTTGCACTACAAAATTCGGCAAAATATCATGAAACACGTAGTCGTCTATTTCATTTTGTGAACGCATGGTTTCAATAAGAGTATCTACTTCCTCATAGTCCATCGGCTCCATATCAATTGTCGACATTATACGTCAGTTACAGTTTAAGTATTTGAAACAATTAAATGTATTTATTGAAAATCAATTTTTTATGTACTTTACCAATCTACTCCAATCCAATTGTTCATAGTTAATTCGCGTGTAGTTAAGTCTGAATTATTGAAATATAGTACCTTTTTATCTGAATTATTTACTATTCCCATATATGCCACCCACCAATGATAAGAACTCTCTGATATTATATAATGTTTACACATCATACCAGCTATGAATTGCGTATAATCATCCTCATTGATTTCCGTTGCCGGATACTCGCTCTGTAAACCAATTATAGTTTCCCATGCACCTGGTACATCCGTTAAAATAAATAAATTGCTAATATCAACCTTCATACTAACAAGTTTATCTAACGCATTTTTATATGCGTCCTTATTAAATTTCTTGAAACCACCGTCAGGTCCTCTTCGTATTCCTATCATAATCCCATTGCTCAAATTCTTATATTTATTTCTAACATAATTAATTGTATTTGGGTCATTTAAATGTAAATATTTCGGCATTTTACTATGGATTTCGTGAAACAAATTTATATTTGCACAATAGCCCCGTATTAAAATACTTTTACGAGGGACCGGTCTATTTTTTGTAAAATTATTCACTAATACATCCACGTCTTCATATATCTCATTACAAAATGTCATTTTTTTAAAAAAACTATCCTTATAAGATAATATGTTTCCGTTTTCCGTTTTATATGTTTTTCTACCAAATTTATTACTCGTTCCATACAAAATAGAATCAGTATTCCTAAGAACTATATTCAAATTATACACTTCTTTATAATATACCGCTAGAGCAAGACCCCATAAATTATTCGCCAATCCCATACCTGATGCACCTTCTATATAAATATTTGGTTGCCTTTTTAAAATAGGATTTTTTGGTATAATGGGTTGCCTTGCATCTAATTTCGCGATAAAATCATACATCTTGTTATTATAATAATATTAATATATTAATATAATATAAACACACCCGCTAATGTTATGTATAATGTCAACGCGTTATTCGCATCGTGCAAGAGATGTATTCTTAATCAAGGAAAAGAAAGAAGAGGCTGAGGAAAAGGAAGGATCTGAAAAAAAAGTTAAAACATGCGCTATTGACAAAGATAATCAAAAAATAACAAAGGTGAATAATCACATTTATTTTTACTCTGAAGTCACTCGTAATTCCATATTCGCTCTAACCACGCTTATACGTGAAGTAGAACAAGACAATATGGCTCTGGCGAATACCTTGTGCATTGACCCAATTCCTATCTATTTACATATCAGTTCTTTTGGTGGCTCAGTCTTTGCTGCGTTTACTGCGATTGATGTTATCTTAGCTTGTCAAGTTGATGTAATCACTATTATTGATGGTGCTTCCGCTTCCGCTGGAACCTTGATGAGTGTTGTTGGAAAACAACGATTCATGCGACCCAACGCATATATGCTGGTTCATCAATTATCTGCTGGATCATGGGGCAAAATGTGCGAATTGGAAGATGACTTTACCAATAATAAACGCCTCATGGAACAAATTAGAACCATCTACAAAGAACACTCCAGTATACCCAAGAAAGAACTCAATGAAATTCTAAAACACGATTTGTGGTGGGACGCTGACACCTGTCTAAAATATGGACTGGTCGACGACCTATGGACCAAAGTATAAAATATTATATAAATATTTTTTATAAAATATAAATTTCACGTATTTATATTTTATTTATGATATAATTCTTAAAAATCCTCATCAAATGTAATGGTTTGCTGATCAGCATCTACACCTACACCACTTTTACTATACTCGGACACCCTCTTCTCAAAAAAATTTGTCTTGCCTTGAAGTGATATCATATCCATCCAGTCGAAAGGGTTCGTAACAAAATAAATCTTATCATAACCCAGTGCCACCATAAGCCTATCCGCGCAAAACTTAATGTACTCTTGCATCATATCCGAGTTCATACCGATCAAGTTCACCGACAAAGCTTCACTAACAAATTCACACTCAATCTTTACCGCATCCGCGATGATCTCCGCAACACGTGACTGTGGTAAGCGATTCACAAGCTTGTTGTAGAGCAAGCACGCGAAATCACAGTGCATACCTTCATCGCGGGAGATGAGCTCATTAGAAAACGCAAGACCAGGCATCAAGCCGCGCTTCTTCAACCAGAATATAGCGCAGAAAGAACCACTAAAGAAAATACCTTCAACCGCCGCAAAAGCTACCAAGCGCTCCGCAAATGATGCCAAGTCGCGAGAGCACCATGTCAACGCCCATTCAGCTTTCTTTGCCACGCAAGGAACAGTTTCGATAGCATTCAGTAGGTGGGTTTTCTGGTCAAGGTCTTTCACATACGTATCAATCAACAGAGAATACACTTCAGAATGAATATTTTCAATCGCAATCTGGAAACCATAAAAACAACGAGCTTCTGCTGATTGAACCTCGCTCGAGAAGTTTTGTGCAAGGTTCTCATTAACAATGCCATCTGAAGCGGCAAAAAAGGCCAACACATGAGAAATGAAGTGGCGCTCATTATCAGTCAGCTTATCATTCCAGTCTCTATGATCTTCCCAAAGATCAATCTCTTCAGCAGTCCAAAATGAAGATTCGGCTTTCTTGTACATCTCCCAAATATCAGTCTGCTTGATAGGAAAAAGCACAAAACGGCGCTTATCTTCAATCAAAAGAGGCTCAGGAAGCAGTTCGCCATTCAACTCTTTTATTCTAAACGCGGAGGGCTCCATGTTATTGTTAATATATAATAAAACATATTTATGCTATTTTTTCATTATACAATTATTAAGCCTCAATCTAATTCTCAATACTCGCTTCATATTTGCCTCCTTTTGACAAATTATCGGCGGCCCATAACGGCTGCAAATTTGTATAGTGAAAACATTTCTTTTGCTCTTCTTCCTCCTTTAAATCAAAACTACAACATGGCTTTATGTGGTCCAAGTGCCATTCTCCGTGATTTTCCCAAGTCATTCCTTCAACAAATTTGGCTTCTAAATATCCTTTTAAA